GAAATTTAGATTTTGGACAAAAAGCTAAAACCTCAAGACAATTAGCACTTGCTGGCGGTGAAAGAACAAAACTTGCTAATCATCAAATAAGAACAATAGTAAGAACATCTGTTAATCAAGTACAGAATCAGGCATCACAGGCTGTTTATGCGGCAAACAGTAAAGTAGCTCCCAAATATGAATATGTGGCAACTTTAGACAGCAGAACAAGTGCAGTTTGCAGAGATCTTGATGGCAAACAGTTTGCATATAACAAAGGCCCTACACCACCACAGCATTTTAACTGTCGATCTACTACTGTTCCTGTTGTTGACTTTGATGGATTGCAGAAAAAATATCCAAGCTTGGAAAAGCCACCAGTCGGAAAAGTTGTCACTAGGCCAAGTTCAACAGGTAGAGTTCCACAAAACACGAAATATGGTGATTGGTTATTACAGCAAGATAAAAAGCTACAAGTAAAAACTTTGGGTAATCAAAAGAAAGTTCAATATTTTAAAAGGTTGGCAAAGAAGGAAGGATCTGGACAGAAAGCAATAAAAAAATTTGTTCGTGATGATGATAGCGAAAGAAGTCTGAAGGATCTACAAAGAATTTATGGAAAGCCTACAAATATCAAGCCGAAGCCCAAGCCTAAAGCGGTTGTTGGAACTGCTAAAGCATCTGACTTTGTTAAATCAAAACCACTTAAAAAATTAAGTGATAAGGAAATGCTTAAAAACCTAGAAGAATATAGAAAACACGCAAAAAGACAATTTGAAGTTTTTGGTGAAGGTGGTTATGGCGATACTGATGACATGATTGATAACTTGAAACAAGGACTTAAGGCAACTGATCCAAAACGTAACTTATATACAAATCTTGAATATGTTTACTGGAGACAAGGGTTTAATAAAAAACCAAAACTTGTAAACTCAGTAAAAGATTTAAAAGATAGCAAAGAACTTTTAAAAGGTGCTGATGGTGAAAATTTAATAATGTTTAGGGGTGTTAATCGCAAAAATTATACAGATCAATTTAAAGGGACTGGTAGAAATGGAGATATTCATTTTGGCGGGGAAGGCATTTATGGAAGAGGCACATATTCTGCCGCAAGAAGTAATCATGGTACAAAAGCTGTTATTGATAAATCAAATAAAGAGGCTTTAGAGCTTGCTCAAAGTTATGGTAAAGATTACGCTGCTGATAAGTTTCCAGAAAATTTACTTGATGAAAGAGTTACAGCATTTGGATTAAGAAAAGATGCCAAAATAAAAACATGGAAAAAAGGTTCTACTTTGAAAGAGGAGGGAGGATTAGATAAATTTACTGCCAGACCAAATTCTAAATTTTATGAAACGGAATACAAAGCATGGGAGAAAGCAACTATAGAGGAAGCTCAAAACTTAACAGGTTTAGAGTTTAAAGATGTTGGGGCGGCTAACGCTGCTCTTGGAGTTGACGCATATCAAGTACCACTACCGACAGTTTTTCTTGATGACAAAACCAAAAAAGTTACAGTAGCGTCAATGGATTACTGGGTAATACTCAACAGATCAGCTATAGTGGTAAGTAAATCAGCGAAATTATGAATATAGACGATCCTCAAAATTCTAGGGATTTGGGTAAATTGATGAATACATTAAATTTGTCTATTGATGAACAACATGAGTTTGTCCAAAAGGCTGGAGAGGCAAAGGACTTTATTTCTTTTGTCAAAGATTTGAATGAAGGCAAAATTTCTTTTAATTAATAATAATTGTTGACACTTGTTGAAGAGTGATATATATTAAATATAGAAACAACCCCAAATTTATGATTACTTTAAAAAAAGATTGTGAAAACGGAGCAAAGTATTTTCACTTTGAAGAAGGAAAATTTTTAATTAGAATATATGTTAGACAAGGACAAGGCGATTACTCTTATTGCAGCGTGACAACAAATAAGCAAAGAAACAGAATGAGTTTACCAAAGGTTTGGCATGGTGAAGATTGTTTGCATGATGCTTTAAATTCTTACAAAAACGCATCTTATAAAAAAGCTTTTAGATCAGTTTTATGTGAGCTAGCATAATGAATAACTTTTTTACCACATTCTTCAATGAAAAAAATTTAGATTTTCAATATTACACAGTTCATTCACCAAACGGAACTCCTAACATTATTCCATCTACCGTTGTTATTGAAGCAATCAAGCATACCAAAGGTGAAGAGGCAGCAAAAATTAAAGATATGTTGATTAAGATTGATTTCTTTAATGGCAATATTCATAATTATTTGCAACACTTAGCTCAAGCACTTACAAAAGATTTAGATATCTAATGCCACTTAAAAAAGGTAAATCACAGAAGGCTATCTCTGGCAACATACGTTTGTTGATGAAAGAGGGCAAGACATTAAAACAAGCTCAAGCAATAGCTTTATCAACTGCTAAAAAACGCAAAAGGAAGTAAGATAAAGACAGCTACTTTTATTGTTATGCCTAAAGGTGTTGGGTATGGTTCTACCATGAAACCAAAGTCAAAGAAGAAAAAGAAGGGAGGCAAAAAGTAATGGGATATACATTCAAGGTTCAATCTTATGATGAGCCAAAGAAAGAACCAAAAGCTACTGCTAAAAAATCTAAAAAGGTAACAAGTGAAAAGG